TCCTATTGCAGTGACGTTAGCAGATGGTTCAATATCAGGTGAATACAAAGTTATTACAAACAAAGGTGCAGGTGTTGCTACTGTTACGCCAAACGCGTTTGGTCCAGGTACAAGCATTGCTCTTGATGACAATGAAGGTTGTACACTGATCTGGGACGGAGACGATTGGCAGTTAATCGGTAACTATGGCGGAACAGTGAGCTAAGGAATCTAAAATGGTTGCAATTATTACAGATAAATTTAAAAGACAAATCTTAGACGATCTATTTACAGACGTCACTGATTCGGCTGAGACATACTATATTGCCATCGGTAGATCGCAAGACTGGAATAGTACAGACGCTGCTCCAACACCTTTGAATACCGCAAAGGCTGTTCGTGACTTCAGAGTAAATATGCAAGCCATGAAAAAAGGTGAAGACGTATCTTATGTTGTTCCTCGTTACAACTGGTCTTCTGGTACGATTTATTCTGGATATGATGATAATGTTCAGGGTTATCCATCAAATGCTTATTATGTTATGACTGACGAGCTTTCAGTTTATGTTTGTTTACAACAAGGTAGAGACACATCTGGTAACGCTGTGACATCAACAGTTAAACCAACAGGTACTCTTACTACACCATTTACCACTGCTGATGGATACGTATGGAAATATTTGTATGGTCAGACTGCTTTGAGATCAACAAAGTTTACTTCAGCTAACTATATTCCAGTTCAGTTTATTGACTCTGCAGATACCAATAGTCCTGCGCTAGAACAAGAACAGAAAAATATTCAAGATGCCGGTGTTGATGGTCAGGTTATAGCAGTTAAACTAAATAATGGTGGATCTGGATATACTTCAGCTCCTACAATTACATTTACCGGCAATGGTACAAAAGCTCCTAAGGCAACAGCGACTGTCTATAATGGAGCAGTTGTAAAAGTTGAAATGCAAGACTCTGGTTCAGGTAAAGCTTATGGTGCTGGATATGATTATGCATCAGTAGTATTTTCTGGTGGTGGTGGCACCGGAGCAGTTGCTCGAGCAGTGATTGCACCTCCAGGAGGAATAGGAGCCGATCCAAGAAATGATTTACGTTCAACTGCCTTGATGTTTAACACCAAGCTTGAAGGTGATGAAGACAACGCTCTTATCACAAGCAACGATTTTAGACAGATCGGCATTGTAAGAAATCCATATGAAACTGACTCATCTGCTTCTGGCATTTTATATACAGGTACCGCTGCAAATGTTTTGAATAGATTGAAGTTTGGTTCTATTGCAGCAAACTTCAGTGAAGATAAAACAATTTTAGGTTCAACATCTGCCGCAAAAGCTTATGTTGATAAATTCGACTCAAACTTTGTTTGGTATCACCAAACTGATTCTACAGGTTACTTAACATTTATTGAAGGTGAAACTGTAACAGAAACAGATGGTAATGGTGAAGGCATTTTGGATTCTGCTTCTATTGACGGTGATGATGACGCCTTTACAAAGGCAACCGTAAAACCGTTTACTGGAGATCTATTATATGTAGATAATAGAGCGGCGATTGAAAGAGACCCGAACCAAACCGAAGATATTAAAGTTATTATTCAACTGTAAGGCACTTAAATGGCAAACAGATTTACAGAGAATCTCTTTAACGACACGTATAAAGACGATTACAAAGACAGTGACAACTATTACAGAATTTTGTTTAATTCTGGTAGAGCCCTCCAGGCGCGCGAGCTTACGCAGTCGCAAACAATTATTCAAAAAGAAATTGAACGTTTCGGAAGAAATATTTTTAAAGAAGGTGCTTCTGTAAATCCAGGCGGGCCTACACTTAATACTCGCTACGAATTTATTAAACTTGATACAACCACTAATACTCTTCCTTCAAATCTTAGTACAATCGTTGGTGATGAGTTTACTGGCCAAGATTCTACATTTAAATTTGTTGTTCTAGAAGCATTAGAGGCGTATGGTGCAGATCCTGCAACATTATATGTTCGTTATACTGATACGCTAAACGCTACTGATTTTGCTTCATCTCGTACAGTAACAGCTGGCGAAGATGTTGTTGGTACAAACTCAGGTGTTACTCTTACGGTTCAAACTACGGATACGGTTGCAAACCCTGCTACTGGTTTTGGTTCACGCATTTCTATTGAAAAGGGCGATTTCTTTGTACAAGGACATTTTGTCTTTGTACCTAAACAGTCTAAAATCATTAGCAAATATACGTCATTACCAACTGCAACTGTTGGATTTAAAGTAACACAAGACATTGTATCTTCCACGGATGCCGAAGCACTATACGACAACCAAGGTGCGACACCTAATACATCTGCTCCTGGTGCTGATCGTTATAGAATTAGATTAGACATTGCTACGGAAGATGAAATCGATTCTGATGAAAACTTTGTATATTTCTGTCGTGTTATTAATGGTGTTATTTTTGATATTGTAACTGGCAATAATCAATATAAAGCCATTGAAGATCGTATGGCTCAACGTACAAAAGATATTAATGGCGATTTCATTATTTCACCATTCTTCTTAAAGTTTGAAGACGACTCTGATGACGATTTTTTAAAAGCTGTTGTTTCTCCAGGCTTGGGATATGTTAATGGTTATCGTGCCGAAAAACAATATCCAACAAGAATTCGTGTAGAGAAAGCACAAGAAACAACCGATCTAAATAACGAAGTTGTTGCCGCAAATTATGGTAACTATGTAATTTGTGATAACTTGGTTGGTACTCCTAACGTTAACGTTTTCCAGGTTCGTAACTTAAGAAGTGCGACTGGACACGGTGGTTCTACAATTGGTACATGTCGTGCAAGATATATTGAAGAAGATGGCGCGAACTATAGATTGTACATTTTTGATGTTGTAATGAACTCAGGAGAAAAATTCTCTGATGTACGTTCTATTGGCGGTTCTGCATTAGACTATGCTGATATTCTTTTAGATAATGGTAATGCTATCTTATATGACATTGGCAATAACAATCTACTGTTCGATTTGCCATTTACACGACCAAAAACAATTTCTGATATTTCATTAGAAGTACAACGTAAGTTTAACGCAACGTTTGACGCATCTGGTCAGGCGACATTGACAGTTACGGCTACGGGTGAAACATTTGCTAATCTTGCCGATTGGATTATTTCTGTTGATTCAGATGGCGAAATTATTAGTGATGATATTACAGTTACTGGTGCAGGTACTCAATCAGCTGCGCTTTCAAATGGTCCTACAAACACAAACGTTGAGATCATTACAAAGGTTAATAAAGCATCTGGCTCTGTTCGTACAAAAACACTTCTAGAAACTACTGTAACTGGAGTTGTTGAGTCTGATGGAAATGGTTTAAAATTTCTTGACCTTGCAAAACCAGACTTATTTAAACTAGATCGTCTAAGAGATTCTGATTCTGACGGTGACGATCGCCTTAACGATTTTATTGTTGATAATGGTCAGCGTGATAACTGGTATGGACCAGCTAGACTAATTCTAAAGGGTAACAAGACTGCTCCAAGTGGTGATATTTTTGCTAGATTTAGATATTTCCAACATGGTGCATCTGGTGACTTCTTTGCTGTTAACTCATATACTGGTCAGGTTAACTACGGAGACATTCCATCTCACGTTCTAAACGATGGTACTCGTGTAGAACTCAGAAATGTTTTAGACTTCCGTCCTCGTAAAACTGATGGAGACTCTGACTTTACTGGTGGTACTGCTCGCATTAACGAACTGCCAACAAATACAGATTTGATTACAGCAGATGTTGAATACTATCTGCCACGTTTTGACCGTTTTGTAATTGACCAAGATGCAAATATCTTTAACATTAAAGGTAGATCTGATCTTCAACCACAATATCCTGATGTTCCTGAAAACACGTTGAACCTATTTGACGTCAACATGGCGCCATTTACAATTGATGATTCAGACGTTGGTAGCATTCCTATCGATAAAAAGAAATTCTCTATGGATGATATTTCTTCTATCGAAAAGAAAGTCGATAATCTATTTGAACTAACTACCCTTTCGTTACTAGAAACTGGTCTGTCAAACTTTGCAGTATTTGATTCTACAGGTAATGACCGAACAAAAGCGGGTTTCTTGGTTGACAACTTCCAAGATCAGCTAGCTACTGGTTTTGATAATGTTGAATATAGAGCATCTATTGATCCTCAAGCACAGATCTTGAGACCGTCATTCAGAGAAGAAAACATTCGCCTGATTTATGATTCTGATTTATCCACAAATACAGTTATTAAAGGCGATAACATCTATATGAAATTTGATGAGGTTGAATATTTAGATCAGCCTCAAGTATCAGGTACGATGAATATTAACCCGTTCAACGTTATTACAAACCAAGGTGTTGTAACTCTTTCTCCCGC